CTTCCGGGCCTCGTGGGCGGCGGTGGTCAGCCTTGCATTCTCGGCCTGTAGCTTGGCCAGTTCCTCAGATCGGTCCGGTGGCCTGGCGGCTTCGCCCTCCCGGCCACGGCGGGCCATTTCGAGGATATATTTCGAGAAAGGCAGGCCCGTCTTCAGGGCATCCTGCAGCCAGGCCTTGCACTCTTCTGGGCTAGAAAATATGACCTGAATGGATCTTCCGCTATATTTTTCAGAAGGCATATGGATGCTTTTCTCTGAAAATATATAGCCTTTGCGCATCGAGTTGGGAATTCTGGTAAAATAGAGGCTGATATGCGTGCGGATTTCCTAATTCGATGACTCGCGTTTCTCTTTTGCTACTCGATACTCTTCGGCCCTGGTCTCGGCCGCAATCCTTATCGCTTCTGCCGTTTCATTCATTTCCTGCAGATTTGCCTCGATCATTGTCGTGGGATTGTCTATTGTGACCATGGTGTTGATGAGAGAATTCTTGAACGAGATTTCGGCGCCGTTGCCCTTGACAAAGTATTTTTCCGGATCTTTAACCGCCCGGTGGTATGCATCAAATGTGTAGGCATCGGTATCCATTATGTACATTACTACGATAGTAGTAAATGCAGCTGTTTCTGATACGTATTTTCCCCCTATTTGGGTCCCATCCAGCAGGTCGATTTGCACATACCTGGCACTGTCGCCCTCGTTTATCGAACTCTCTTTCACAGGCTCGCTCACGCAGCCAGATATTAGGATAGCGAACAACGGCAGGCATAGGACGAAAAGATATTTTCTCATTGCGCGGCCCGCCTTTTTTCGCATTCTTCTGCGATATCCAGCACCCTGATGAGCGCGGTCTCTAATGATTCTCCTGCCTTCCCGAAGTTGGCTAACCGGTCCCTCGTGTCCTTGGATAGCCTGATAGACGTTGTCCTCCCCGCCATATACATCACATTTAATAGCCACATGTTCTACTATATATACTTTCGCCAATCGTCGAACATTATTCGCAATGTATCGATCATAGTCGTTACATGCAAACACCGCAAAGCATATATAGTATGCAATGCATACATAAGTATCTGAGATGAGTCGTCATGGACACAAAAAAGATCAGCGAATCGGAAGCTTGTGAACGAGCAATCGACCGCATGCTGAAGGACGTGCCCGCTGAGGCGCGGGGCTACGTGGTATTGCGAACCGTGCAGAAGGCCGGGGGGATGATGAACGCTATGTACCCAAAGTTCACGACCTGCCCGCACTGTGGAAAAGAGAGGCTCCCAGTCCAGGCCCACAATGGCTCCAGAATATGCCGGAGCTGCCGAGAGTGGTTCCCGGAGAAGGCGGTGGTTTGATATGGATGATGCATATCAATGCGAAGGCTGCCGCTATGAGGGAGAGCCGCGAAGCTGCCCGCAGAATACCACATTCTGCCTGCGGGACCTGGAGGCCAGGACGCAGGAGCATCACGAGCTGCAGGTCGCTTTCAATCAGCAGCACGCCAACCTGATCGAGGCCAAATGCAAGGCAGCATCCGATTGCGCGCAGGAGGAGCAACAGCTAAGGGAGCTTACCCTGGCCGCCTATCAGGCCACAGGAAGTAAGAAGCCTGCGCCAGGCGTGAGTATCCGGATAGTCAAAGTCTGCGAATTCGAGCCCGCCGAAGCGAAGAAGTGGGCCGTCTCGATTGGGGCCTGCCTGAAGCTAGATGAAACTGCATATAAGGCGGCTCTTACCAAAGGCATCTTCGATGGGATGCCAGGCACTGTGAAAGAGCAGCCGCAGGCCACCATAGCGAGGGAGCTATAATCACTTTCGCTCCACACGCACGGCAAAAGAGAATAGATCACATCAGAAAGTATTAAGTCCTGAGCTGCTAATGCTGCTCTAGACATGAATTAGAAGAAGGCCCAGGCTCAACCACACCGCCGTCCAAGCACCGTGGGAAGAACCCAGGCTACAGAGGGGAATGCGTGCCTAGCTTATAGGTCTTGCGCTGCGTGCATAGCGTGCAAGGCGTGCATTATCTCGTAGCCTGTCCCGGCCTTCTGGGACGGGGAAAATGTTAGACGAGATTGATATCGAAATTCTAACAACGATCGGGCGAGTATCCGATTCGCCGAAAGCTGAGATAATAAAAATCTGTTCTGTGGACCGAGCCATAACCACCATCGGTCGCCGCATAGATGCGTTGGCTGAGGAGGGATATGTCCTCCAGGATAAAACCCGCGAGCGCGGGCGCGTTTTTGTGAGCATCACTCCCGCTGGCTCGCTTGCTCTGGAGGGCAAACCATGAACGTCCTCTCCTCCAAGTGCGGCCAAGTCACCGGAGTGCTGCAAGAGATTCGTGATGTCCAGGGCGACATCGTGGCAGACTTCGGCTGCAAGTGTCCACATTGCGGCCAGCCGGAGACTGTGAGCGTCGCCTTCCCCGGCCGGATTTGGGGGCAGATAGAGCCCCACATGGGCGAGAGGATTCTCGTGCTGCGGAACGGCGAGGACTACCATGTCCGATGCATTCCGGAGGCAGGGGCATGACCGGCGAGGAGGTGCTGGCTATGTTCGCCTGGTATGCCTTCATAGCCCTGGGGATTGTCTGCATCTACCTGCTATCCACGATGTTTGCGGATGCAGCGACCCTCACCATCACGGGCTCCAGCGCCGGGCAAGGAAGCTGGAACATGTCGGTGCAGGGAGACCTCATAGCCGCCAACGTCAGCCAGGCGATTAACTGTTCTCGATGGGAAATCATTGCTGGGGGCATGTCATGAATTTCAGCGCTACTTTTGCGGGCCAATCGGCCCGAGGCAACTGCATCCTGGAGGATGTGGTAGCTGACAACGGCATGCGGCGACAGCATGTCTGGCTGGATGCGGCCTACCGGGGGCATTTCCCAACGGTGATGAAGGGCATGCAGGTCTCCATCCAGGGGCACTATCGGCGCTACCGGAAAGGGGCCTGGACCATCGAGCGGATCGAGCGGGTCGAGGTCGTGCCATGAGTACGGCCAAAGACGCATTCTCTCTTTCTGCCCGAGAGTGGGCGGCACTCGAACGGAAATATGCAGAAGTGATGGCACTGCCAGCAGACCGGCTCGTTGCCCGACTCCTGGAGGGGGCAAGTAAAGAGCAGCAGAAGTACCTCGCCCTCGGGGTCATGGTAGGCAGGGCGAGCAGATGACCGACATCCAGCAGTACAATCCATATCCATCCTTCCAGCCAGGCCAGGCCGAGGCTATCGAGCAGATCCTGCAGCTCCACGATGACGGCCAGAAGGTTGTGGAACTAAATGCCCCAACGGCGGCCGGCAAGTCTCTGGATCTCTATGTCCTGGGCCGGATCCTGACGGAAGAGATGGCCATGGGGAGGACTGTCTACACGACCCCCCTGGTCGCCCTCGTGAACCAGCTGGAGAACGAGACAGCGTTCTCCGCCATGCCGGTCCTCAAGGGCAAGAGGAACTATCCTTGCGATATCCTCCGGAGCGCCCTGGGCAATACATGGAGTTCTGCGGACGACTGCCCTTTCGAGAACTGGCAGAAGGCCATGGGAGTGAATCCGGCCTGTGGGATGTGTCCCTATCACCGGGCCTATGGGAAGTTCATGAGCAGGGATTTTGGGGCTACAACCCTGGCCCGCTACCAGATGCCGGGGAAGGTGAGAGACGAGACGACCGTGCTCCTGGTGGATGAGTCCGCGGGCCTGGAGAAGACCCTGATAGATAGGGCCACCCTCGTTATCCCTCCGGACGTAGATCTGGAGGACCTGATCCCGAGCCTCACCCTCTATTACCACCGGCTGAGCGAACGGATCGAGGACCTGGATAGACAGATCGCCCGGACCGAGGCACTAAGGGCCAGGGTCGAGCTGGTGAAGGAAAGGAACAAGGTCGAACGTGAGGCCCGAAAGTGCGCAAAGGTCCTCAGCCACCTGGAGCACCAGCACCCCTACATTATCGACAAAGAACGAAAGTTCAGGCTCTTGGACGGACGATCAGAATTCAAGAACCTGATCGAGAACTTGGACCTCGTAGTCCTGGCCTCGGGGACCCCAGCAACATCGATCATCACCGACGACTACCGGCCGGTTATAATCCAGCATCCGATCCCTGTAGAGCGAAGGCTCTGCTATTACTGGCCTGTTGGATCCATGGCCTTCAAGGAGAGGCAGGCTACAGCACCCAAAATGGCCCAGGCCATAGCGGACCTTCACCAGCGCTTCCGTGCGAAGACCATGGTCCACTGTGGGGCCTATGTCATTGCAAGGATGCTCTACGAGAGGATGCCGGCGAAGGCCCGGAAGCTCTGCATCCTGCAGAGGCAAGACGATAGGGAGGGCTGCAAGGAGGAGTTCCTGGAGGCCAAGCAGGCAATATTCCTGAGCGTGAACTTCGAGGAAGGCCTGGACTTGAAGGGCCCGGACTATCCCCTGAACATCATCGCCAAGGTTCCTTTCGAGAACATCGGAGACGAGTTCATCAAGGCCCGGAACGAGCGAGACAATTACAAGCGGTACAATATGCATGCCGCGGTAGCGGTCATGCAGGCGGCCGGGCGGTGTACTAGATCAGTATCGGACTTCTCAGAGACCTACATCCTCGACAGCTCGTGGCAAGGCTTTTTCAATCGCAGCAAGCGGCTTTTCCAGCCCTGGTTTGTGGCGGCTCTGAAAAAAGTGCCTCCAGAGGGTCCTGGGCCGGTCTGCATCCCCCAGGAAAAGCCTGCACAACGGAGCCTCTTCGAGCTTGAAGTGGAGCCAGTAGGTAACCTGGAGGCCGCTATCCTCTATCTGGCTGGCCAATGCGATGGAGCTGTGACCAGGGACGGGACAGGGTTCAATGCTCGAGATACGGAGTTCGGGCATTCTCTGGCCAGCCAGATTGCTCAGGGGCGGAGCATGAGCCAGAAGCAGAGGACTGCGGCCTCCAAGATAGTCAGGACCTACCGGAAGCAGTTGCAGGCTGCGGGGATCGATATATGACTCCCTGGGGCACTTGCGGGTCTTGCTACTGGTTCCACAACAGCCGGGCCGAGATGTGCCGGGGTAAGACCGATCCCGAGCACGAATGCTCGCTCGGTTTTTTCCGGCCCAGGAAGCTACGGGGAAAGGCTAAGCGGAAGACGCGGGACAAGGCACCACGTGGTGGCGCATGAGCGACTTCTACCAAGTCTTGGGCACCAAGCATGCCGATACTCCTGCGTGTCTGGTGGAGACGTGGGACGCCCAGCCACCCCTCGATCCTGAGGATGGGCGGAAGTGCATCATATCCTTTGCCCTGGCCATGAGAGACCGGCTGCTATCCAAGAGTGTTGCTAAGGATCTTCTGAAAGGTTGGAGCAGCTTAGATGATGCCCTGATAGACAGCGAAGTGGACCGGGCGTATGACTCCGAAGAGCGACTGTCATGCGAAATTATGCATAGATGTATCGCGATTTCTCAGAACTGCCAAAAGGAGTTCTGCGATTACCCGAGCATCACGAGAGATCGCAGGGCTTGGCATGGGGCGGATGCGATCAAGGTCGAAGAGGTCTGCGAGATCTCGACCAACAGCCAAGGCAACCAGACTGTCAAGTTCAGCCCGGACAAGGCCGCGGCCGCACTGATAAAAGAATACCCCATAGTCTCGACACCGGACGAAAGGATTTGGGTCTACCGGGACGGGGTCTATGGGGCCAGAGGCGACGTGTTCGTCGATCAGATCTTGGACCGATTGGTGGGGGATCTCTACACCAGCCGGATGGCATCTGAAACTCACCGGAAAATAGTGCTCCGGACACTGCAGGAGTATAGCACTTTCGATAGCAATCCGTATCTTTTTGCGGTCGAAAATGGGGTCGTGGATATGGCAACCGGCCAGTTCATGCCGCACGATCCCAAGTTTTTTTTGACCCAAAAAAGCCCAGTCCGCTACGATAGTACCGCCACGTGTCCGGAGGTTGAGAAGTTCTTGGGCTCCGCCCTGGGCACGGTCGATAACGTCCTGAGTTTTTTGGATGTGATGACGGCCAAGACCACGGATTTGCTTTTTGAGTACTTTGTGGTTATGATCGGCGGAGGAGCGAACGGCAAATCAAAAGCCGAGGAGCTTATTCGGGCCTTCTTTGGAGATGAGGCTATCGCAGAGGTGGACATTGCCACGCTCACACAAAACAGGTTCGACCGGAAGGAGATTTTCAAGAAGAAGTTCTTGATCAACTCTGAAGTCTCGGGCGATGAGAAAGAGAGTCGGTGGATCAAGTATATATCTGGGGGCGGCCGGCTAGACGCCGATCAGAAAGGCAGGGAACATATTCAGTTCCGGCCTCGGTGTATCATCATCATAGATACAAACGATCCACCCCGATTCGCCGATGCGTCTTATGGCTTCCAGCGAAGATTGGTGAAAATCGATTTCCCCAATACTTTCGTGGACTGTCCACTACCCGAGAACACAAACGAGAAGCAGAAAGACCCATTTGTGATACAGAAGATCACGGCCCCTGAAGAGTTGAGCGGCCTGCTCAACATTCTGATCATGCGGGCTCTGGACGTTCTGCCCGAGTGTAAGATCCATCGGAGGGATGGAAAAACGCTGGCTGAAGAGTATGAGATGCAGGCCAGCAGCATGCAGGAGTTCTTTGACAAGTTCTGCGAGATGGACTCATCGAACTGGATACCAAAATCGAGCCTTTACAGTTATTATAAAGATTTCTGTAAAAAAATAAACGCCGTTCCGAAGTCACAGACGGCGTTCAATAAGTATGCGTCGAAGACGCTGAAGCTCGAAGAGGCGAGAAAGCATCTTGAAAACGTTGGATATGCCCGCGTGTTCTGGGGGGTGGGTCTCGACGAGCTTGCATTCACCGAGTTTGTTCAGAATGATACCGACAATTTACCACCAAAATCGATATCTGGACCAGGTTTACCTACTTTACCTACTTTAAGAGAGATAGTAAATAGAGTAGTATATGGGCCCTCTACAGGGGAAAGTAAACACCAAAAAAATCCCGGAAAACCCGGTAACCTGGTCCCTGATAACGAAAAAGTCGGTCAAAATCCGGACAACCCCCCGGTCTTGAAGCTTTTGACCATCTATATTCTAAAATCAATATCAAAGTTCGTGGGGGTGGACGGCACATATTACGGACCGCTCAGGCCGGACGAAGTGTCGGCTCTGCCTGAAATCCACGCCATCAATCTTGTGAACAAAGGTTTAGCACGATTAATATCTACTAGGAGTGAATAAAAATGGAGACGAACGAAGCTAGGAAAAAACTGATCGAGGACAGCTTGGCGGACATAGCGGAATTTGAAGGCGGTGACGAGGAATGACTTTAGCAGACGACATGGTACCAGAGGCATGCATCGGGGCATGCGTCGAGACAATAGAGGAGAGCCTGAAGGGCGCCCTGAAGAACATGCCCCTCCCCGGAGAGGACAGCGACGAAGCTGCCCGAAAGTATGTGATCCTGGGGAAATGCTTCCGGACCATCAAAGAGTACACCAAAGAGGCTCTGAAGTCTGTGCAATACGGCCAGGACAGTACGGCTTTCGTCCTGATGAGGGCCAGTGCACACAAGACTCTGGACGAGTTCGACGACCCTGCAGTAACCATCACAGGCCCGGATGGGCACGAAGTACAAACCACTGTGGGCAGGTTCAACGAGATCTGCGAGGCAGTGCAACAAGACCCTGGCCTGGTGGACCGTGTCCTGGGATGTGACCAGTAATGGCAGGCCGAACCGTCGCCCGAGAAGATATCCTGGCCGCAGCCAAGGCCTACTGCGAGGCCACCGGCCTGCAGTGCAGCATCGGAGAGGATGATCACAAGGTCCGTTTTTTCAAGGACACTCCAGGAGAGGGGGATCAAGTGGTCTGGGAGGAAGCCGGCCAGCTCAGGACGAACAATCCAGAGTTCGGGCTAGAGTTCCGGGAGTACTTGCCCGAGCCCGTCAAGTCGCCAAATTCGGCGAATCTCCCCGCTCGACAGGGCAATGTCCCACCGGCCCGGAGAAACGGCCAGGACGGGCCACACACGGATTTTGACATGGAGAACTGGCGCAAGAAGCAGGCCAGGTCCTACAGCGCGGCCGGGAAGGAGGCACCTAACGCCTTCTCGGTGTCTGAGGAGGCCAACAAGAGAGGCCTCAGCACCCAAATCATGGACTCAGGAAGGACGAAAGACCTCGTCTGGGGGCATGTCCGGGTCATGGACCCAAAGTCAGGCCAGTTCAGAGAGGACCGGGTATCTCATGAGAAAGAGGTCTTCTGTCTCCTGAAGAGCTGGGAGGACGCCAACTCTCAGGCCCGCTACCAGAAGCCTGGTCAGCCTGCTCTCATCGTGGGGATCGCTGACAACAACATGCCCATCCTGAACCCGGACGTCAGGATCAAGGGAATGCCCGCGCCTCTGTGGCTGACAATGCAGCTCATGAGGTCATGGTCATTCGCGGATAGGGATGCCATAACCAAGGCTGAGCGGCGGGCTCAACTCAAGATGCTCAACCGTGAATGGAGGGAGGATGACGAGATCGTCCTGGAGCAGGAGGAAGAGAGAGCAGTCCAGGAGGCCAGGGCTTGAATCCCCCGGCCCCGCCCTTCTGCTTCTGGGAAGAATACCAGCGCACCGGAGATTATCGGGATATGCTGAGTTGGCTGAAGCATCGAGCTTACTGCTATGTGGTGGTGCAGCCCGAGGGTTATCCCATGAGCACGGCAGCAACACCTGATCAGGTCGAGCACGAGGACGCATGGATCGAGCTTCGCAGAGCCCCAGGTGTCTGCTGCCCGGAACCGTCTTGCGATCACGACTACCATGGCAAGCTCAAGAGCATGATGCCCCATGAGAAGGCAAAGCTCGAGTGCGAAGGCTGTGGGAAGGCTTGCGCAAACTGTGAGGTGCGACCTTGGCAATACTGATCACCCTGGATTCCAACGAGCGGGGCAGTGAGAGGGCAAGGGCCCTGGCTCTGGCCGTGGGCGGGGACCCGACATATGACCTGCGGGGCTTCGCAGAGCTTCCTGTAGATATGCAGTTCCACCTGCACAAGGAATGCAAAAAATACGAGCAAGACGTGGCCTGCGAACCGTGCGGCCATGGGCCATGCGTCCAGGACCTCAGGGTCAACGTGGAGCTCAAGGAGATCCCCGACTTCTGGCAGAGCAAGAATACAGGGCATCTAGGCCAGCAGTGCCTGGAGATGATAGCGCAGGGCCCACCTGGCTTCGTGGCGGTCTTCGGGTCGTTGCAGGAGGTTCTAGAGAGCGTTCCCAAGATGAAAATGTGGGAGAACATGTCGGGTTGCAAGAAGCCCCAGAGGCGTAGTCAGATGGACATCCAGACCGATATCTCCACCGCTCGGGCCTTCTGCGCAGATGCCACGGCGTGTGGTGTACCTGTGTTTTTCCTTTCCACAAATCATCAACAATCATTTGCTTGGATTATCAGTATGGCGAAAAATATCTTAACAGGGCCTAACCTGTCATCATGGCTCCCTCGCTTCCCGGTGGAGCCGGTTGGCTATGGAGTGCTCTGTTCCATCCCCGGCATTGGGGATGTTGCTGCCAGGGGCCTCCTGGAGGCCTACGGAGGCGTCGGGCAGATCTCTCACGAAGCCAAGTACAACCTAGATGGATTGGCGAGCTGCAGGGTCAACGGGAAGGCTCTGGGAAAAGCCAAGGCATCCAAGCTGGCGGAGGTCCTGGGATGAAGGGCTTGATACCCCACCGGCAAATAGAGGCTCTTCGGGCCCTCCCGCCCACTGGCCCGTTCCTTTTCCGCGATTACCTACCGGATGCTGGCGGCGTGGTAGTGGGCCTTCGGAGAGCGGGATTCATTCGAAAGGTTGGCTTCCGCCGTGAGAAAGGATACCGGCTGGTGAGCTGGGAGCTGACCGACGAAGGGCGGAGGAGGATGTTATGACAATTTCCGACAAGCTCATGAAAGAGTACATTCAGGCCATGCCGAAAGAGGCATTCACTACGAGGCAGCTGTCCCGGAAGGTGGAACGGAATGATAGCAACGTTCGCCGGGCTCTCTTTGCCATGAAGGAGCTGGGGATAGTCGGCAGAGAGCAGGTGGGGCCGAACCGGTATGTCTGGAAAAAACTAGTCACAGTGTGACTAGTCATAATATGACTGCATGTATATAAATATCAGGAGGGACATGATGCTATCAGAAATGCCTACGGCAGACGCACCGGCCCAAAGCGTCCCCAACGAGGTACAGCCTAAGCCTTCTCGTTGGGAACCGGAATTCGAATTCAATTCTATCATAGAATGGCACTGTGGGGAGTGTCACAAAATTATATATTATAGCTGCTGGCGGGCTCTGTACTGCCCGCATTGTGGAGCTCCAATTTTCAATTTTCCAAGACGGAAGCTCGATGCTCCCCAGCACAGAGGCATGTCGTACTCAGACCAGGAGAGGATGAAGTATGCCGGACCGAACGATAGACTTGGATCTCTGGGCGGACGGCGCCGCGGAAAAACTACCGGCAATCACCGTCACCGGCCAGGGGTTGCGGCTGAAAGGAAGCGTCGCAGAGTTTGATAGGCTGATCCTGATATTAGGTGAATGGATGAAGCCGTAATTCGTGATCATCCGCCTGTGATAAGAGGGCGTTGCTGCGAAGATCAGCAACCTCTGAATTGAGGCCACAGGATGCCGGGGTTCTCCCTCCCTCCTTCCCCGGCCATTGCAATTATTTCTAGATACTGGATTGATGATATGTGCAACCAAATAACACCCCTGGGGGGGTAAGCCAAAAACCAACATCGGCCAAGAGCGGCAATTCCCGTAAAGGCATCCCTCGCTACGTTCAACTTAAACAGCCCAAAGACATTATGGCCTATGTGCAGAAGCTCATTAACGAACTTCGAAAAGATAGCAGCGACACGGCCGAACTTGGAAAAGTCTCCCAGCTACTAAATACTTGGCTCATGGCTTACAAGGCCCACATGGATGCGAACGATTTCAAGAAGCTTCGCGAAGAGCTGGACGAGTTCAAAGAGAAGATGGCAGAACGATGAGCATCTATTCTCTGCAGAAAGCATTCAAGCAAATCAAACGAGCCTCTGCAACACCTCAAGTCATAGCAACTTTGCCTGATAGAAAGGTCGAGATAGAGCCATCGGAGCTATTATCATACTTCCTAGAGGCCATTCGGCAGGGCGACATCCCAAAGGAGCATAAACTTTACAACGTGTTTTGTCGGGCGGCAGAGGACAAAGACCAGGGCCAAATCTTCTCTTGCCTCCGGAAGCTTGCGCAGGGCATCGGGCCATCAATAGAGGAAGGCGATCTATTCCTCCCGAGAGGCAAACAGGCCCAGAGCATTCTGGAAAGCAACGACAGGCTCAATCTGTGGTACGGTTCCATCCGGTCCAGCAAGACTATCATGAGCCTGATCAAGTGGCTCGATAGATGCTGCAACGGCCCGCCCGGTAGAAGGATGATGGTGGGCAATACTTCTGAGACGCTGGAGCTGAACTGCATCGAGCCACTGAAAGACTTGCTGCCATCTGCCATCCGGCATACCACGGGCTGGAGGCATTGCTTCATCTTTGGCCGGAAGGTGGTCCTCCGGGGTGCAAATGACGTTGGCCAGGAGAAGAAATTCCGAGGCCCGACGCTCATAGACGCATACGGGGATGAAGTGACAACTTGGGCCAAATCCGTCTTCAAGATGCTACTCACCAGGCTTTCCCGGCCGGGCTCATGGTTCGGCGGCACCACCAATCCCGATCAGCCCTTGCATTGGCTGAATACTGATTACATCGAGCGGGTCAATGAGCTCCGGCTCAAGCTCTGGCATTTCGTGCTAGACGACAATCCGGGGCTACCCGAGGAATACAAAGCAGATCTCGTAAAGGAGAACCCCCCTGGCACGGTCTACTATCTCAGGTTCATCCTGGGACTGTGGGTAGCGGCGGAAGGACAGATCTACAAGACCTTTGACCGAGCAAAACATGTTATCTCGGACCTGCCTAAGACCTGGAGTCAGCTTATCGTTGGAGTTGATTATGGCTCGGAGAATCCTACCGTCTTCCTAATGCTTGGTATGGCGGCGGACGGCCCGCGTGTTGGAAAGTGGATTGTCTGGAAAGAATATTATTATTCTGAAAAGAAAAAGGTTGATACTGATTTCTCTGCCGACATGAAAGACTTTTTGAAGCGCGGCGACAAGGATCTTTGGTACCCCAACTCGATAGAAGTCGATCCTGCAGCGGCATCGTTCAAAAAACAACTGAGAAAAGACGGGTTCGCTTCAGTTAAGGATGCTGATAATTCCGTTCTTGATGGCATCCGCAATGTGGCCTCCGCCTTAACCGCCGGGAAACTGCTAATCCACGAATCCTGCAAGCATCTGATTTCCGAACTTCAGAACTATGTCTGGGACGAAAAAGCACGAGAACGTGGGCTCGAAGCGCCACTAAAGCAAAATGATCATGCTCCGGACGCCCTCCGGTACGCATGTAGGCGACTATTCTCAAAGGGAATACAATGATAACTCCTGACAATCTGCAATCACACTTCCAGCGCGGCAAGCCCTGGCCACCAGAAGAGGATATCGGTCCCGGCAAGCGCCTCACGATCTATGAAGAGAACCTGAAGCTCTGGCAGCGGAAGCATGATGAGGTCTACACAGTCCTGCGGAATCTGTACGCAGATCGGGAGAAGGATTTCAACAAAGTCATTTTCATCCTAAATTTTCACAAACAGCTCTCCACCCTGTGGGCGGATCTTCTCCTCACCGAGAAACCCACCATGAAGGCCGGGCAAGAGGCCAGGGATTCTACGGGGAACATCATAGTCCCTGCAGAGCAGACCTACCTGGACTCGCTTATCCCTCGTCTCTCTTTGTGGCTGAAGGCCTACGCCGCCAGGATCGACATGAGCCGGTATGGGGTTGGCGTGGCCAAGGTCTATGCCGAAGAAGGCCAGCCAGCCAAGCTGCAGATCGTGGCTCCTAAGAACTGGTGGCCGGTGGTAGGACCTGACGGCGAAGCTTTAGGGCATATCATAGCCTGGTCTCAGGACCAAAAAGTGCTCAACGTTGAGCTTCACAGTGCCGGATTCATCCAGAGCAGCAAATTCCTGATATCCAGCGAGGGCAAGATAAATTCAGATCCTTATGATGTTTCAGAAGTCCAAACCGGATATGACAAGCCTCTTGTCTTTCCGTTCTTGAATGCCATAACTTCAGATGATATTTTCGGGACCGATGACTACCAGGACATCGACCCGATAGTGAAGAGACTTGAAATCACGTTCACCCGCTCGGGCCGAACCCTGGACGCCCATAGCGAGCCCGCTTTTGCGGTGCCCGAGGATGCTCTTGGGCCGAAAGATCCCGTTACAGGCGAGCGCAAGTATAACGCCAAGAGGCGCGTCTTCCCGATGAGCGAAGATGACAAGATGGTGCCTCAGTACATCACCTGGGACGGGCAGCTTGTTTCATCTTTTACTCTGATTGATAAGGCATTTGACGCCCTATTCCTCGTATCCGAGACATGCAAAGCTATTTTCTTCCCGGAGTCACTGGGAACCGCCCCATCTGGTGCGGCCCTGAGACGTGCGTATCAGAGGCCCCTTAAGAAGAGCGAACGGTGCAAGCTACCATTCGATCCAGCGTTCAAGCAGATCCTCGAAGCGATTTCGGTATTGGATGTTAAGAATAAGGTACCTGGCGCGGTTCTGCTCAAGGATATCCAGATAAACTGGAAAGATGGCCTGCCAGACGATGAGCTGGAAGAGACTCAGATAGCAATGAACAAGCGCGCCGCGGGATGGTCGACGAAGGCCATCTTGGAAGAGGCGGGCTACTCCGAGGATGACGCGAACCAGATAGCGCAGGATGCCGCCGGGCAAGTCCTGTAAATTTTCTTTTCACAGTGCGCAGCGCCGACAGGCCCCGCACTTTCCTACCATGACAGAAACACCCCCCGCAACACCTCCAGCAGTGCCACCGGCCCCTGGGGAGGGCGGATCTGGTCCCTACAAGGTCTTTCAGACCGAGCAGCAGTACCAGGCCGCATTGAATCGCAAGCTGGCAAACTATGTCCCAAAGACAGAGCTAGATAGTGCTCTTCAGAGAGCCGCAGCACTGGAGAACTCCCTTGGAACTGTCCAACAGGAGATCCAGGGACTCAAGACCAAACTCTCAAGCTACGAGATCGGAGATCTCCGGCAGAAGATCGGAAAAGAAGCCGGTCTCCCCGCGGATTGGATCGAGGAACTGAAAGGCACCGATGAGGCGAGCCTGAAAGCGCATGCCGAAGCCTTGCGAAAGAAGCTGGGGATCAAGCACAACGCGGGCAATCCCGTGCCGCCACTGACGCCCGGAAAACCAGCGACTGAGAATGATGAGATGAACGCTGCCCTGCGCGCCCTTGCTGGCGTGGGCGAAACATCCGGAAGATGATTTTATGGGAACTTACGACGAAATTTTGGCCCGATCCGGGCTGACAACCAACGGATTCATCCAGACCAAGTACGTGCCTGGCGTGATCCAAGAGGCCATCTCACAATCTATATGCATGCGCCTCATGAGAAAAGAACCGAACATGAGCACCAAGACCGAGAGCAGGCCCGTCATGTCCCTGTTCCCGGAAGCCTATTGGGTAGACACCGAGGCAGGAGATGGTACCAGCCCGGAAGCCGCGGGCGGACTCCTGGAGACCGCAACCCAACAGTGGACTAATGCCACCATCACGGCCGCAAAAATGGGTGTCGTGGTGCCGATCCCGAAGGACACCATCGCAGATCTTGCTGAAGGGTATGACCTTTGGGGAGAGATCAAGCCGAGGTTGGGCGAATCCATTGCTCGCAAGTTTGACCAGGCAGTCATCCACGGAACTGCAAAGCCCACTGCTTTTCCCAATGCCATCATGACGGATGTGGCCTCCAAGAGCCTCACGGTCACCCACAAGGCTACCGCGACCATGAAGGACTACTACGATGAGATTTTGGGAGAAAGCGGCCTCTTCAGCCTGGTAGAAGGCAAGCGGTACAATGTAGATGGCATCATTGCCGATCTTAGCATGAAGGCCGGAATGCGTGGTGTAAGATCCACCGACGGCATCCCGTTGTGGGCATCTCAAGCCGGCCAGGGCACACCAAGCTATTCTCTGGCCGGTGTGAACGTGGATTTCCCCGAGAACGACTGCCTCGATCCCGCCGTAGCTCTCATGATCGCCGGAAACTGGAAGAAAGCCTTCTACGCTTGGAGGCAGGATATCCAGCTCAGCATGTCCGATACCGCGATGGTCACGGATGCCTCTGGCGCGGTGAAGCTCAATGCCTTCCAGCAGGATGTTGTTCTCCTGAAGGCCACATGTCGTCTCGGGTGGTGCTGCCCGATACCCGTGGACATCAAGGGCACGGCAAATAGGTATCCCTTCGCAGCTCTCCTTCCGGAGGCTTAGGATGAGGAAATATCTCATCCTTTTTGCAATCTGCCTATTGCTGGCGGTCACGGCAAGTGCTGATTGGTACCCCAAGAAGATTGATCAGGGAACACTCCTGCAGACGGACACCGGGGCGAACAATATCGAAGGCCTGATTTCCATCCAGACCATCCCCGCAGCCGAAACCAGCGACGATGACCAATTGGTAAACGGTGCCTCTCTCAATTCGTCTACTGCGTTGGCTCTAGATCCGACTAGGTCTCAATTCCTCGACCAGCCGGACGTTCCCCGCTGCCTGCTAGTGACACCTTCAGGGGCCGTCACCAGCAACATAAAGTTAGTGGGTACTGATATAGGCGGCAACGCTATCACAGAATGGGCGAACTTTTCCGCAAGCGCAACTCCTGTGACAACCGCCAAGGCGTTTGCCTCGGTGGCGACTATCAATGCAACGACCACCGGAAGCACCTTCACCGTGAAGATCGGAACCGCCGACAAGCTCGGTCTAAACACCAAGCTGGCCACCAACACAGTACTGCTGGCGGCACTCGACAATACTAAGGAGGGCACGGCACCGGCGGTCACCGTATCATCTACCGTGCTGGCTCAGAACACCATCGATACCAGCGGAGCGCCTGCTGGAAAGGTCACGAAAGTATGGTTTGTAGTATAGGAGGTTCCAATGTCCGTCTTCGGGGAAACAGATGCACCAGCATCAACTACTGAGCTGGAGACCACCGAGGCACGCAGCATGATATCGTTGCTCAAGGCGCTCAAGAACCAGAATATCAGCGGGGATGCCGTGATGCAGTCCAAGGTCGATGATATGACAGCACTCCTAGAAATAATTGCCGAGGAACTAGATACGGCCTGAGGTATAGATGGCGACCGGATCTTATCATTGCCCTGTGTGCGGAATTGGTTTTGAGGCAAGTATCCTGGTGGGGGCAGATGTCGTCTGCCCCAATGGGCATACTCTGCCGTATGATGTCGATCCGGGCGAAGATGCTTCAACTTGTGATTGCCCTATATGTCGAAAAAGGTTCAGTGTCGA